AAAAAAAAAAAAAAAAAAAAAAAAAAAAAAAAAAAAAAAAAAAAAAAAAAAAAAAAAAAAAAAAAAAAAAAAAAAAACTATTCGGTGTTTGAAGCCCTTTCACTTTTCAAACTTTCCCTTTCGGGTGTCGTGCTCTTGGTTTTGGTAAAGAACAACCTTGTTTCCTTTTGACATTACAAAGATACGGATTAATGTGATTGGTTGTATATTTCATTAACACTGTTTAACTATAAAATTCATGTGGAACTCTAAATACCATTGATTTACAGACAGTTAACCCCAAAAAATCGATGTGTTCCAAAGCGTATTTTTGGTGGAACCTCGAAGTGGTTCACCTATCGCGCTGAAAATGAACTGTTTAGATGGGGTGTTCCACTGTTCCAGAAAAAACACGTTTTTCTAACACTTATATTGGGAATACTATATATATTGCAATCTCTACATTGCAATAAATTGGTATTCTTCCAGATATATCTATAGTACCTTTTTTACTGGAACACTGGAACACTATATATAATATACTATAATATAGTGAGTTAAGTGTTCCAAATTACGTTCCATTAACAATAGTTAATGTGGAACACTGGAACACTAAAAAGGGAGACGCAAAACGAGCTGCATCTCCCAAATGTTATTATTTGAATTTAATTGCTAATTGAATGTTAATTTTCGTCTTTGGATTCTTATTAGAAACGTCATAGTCTACCGACTTGACCCCATATCTAAAAAACAGGAATCTCTTCCTTTTGATTGATATGACGCCCGAAATGGAATCCCTTCCTGAGTAGCTTAGCCGGGCTGTGTCATTAGCCATTTCTGATTTAATGGTATTCCACGGGTCAGAATACTCTGCTACTATCGTGTTATCTATGGTGTCGACTCTTACGACTTCTCTAATCTCTGTTTTGGTGACTATCCGAGTTGCCGATAGAGCGTTCTTAAGCCTTATTTCAAGGGCTTTAATATCCTTATACAGACCTTCATTTATATTTTTCAAGTCTTTGTGAGAGGCTTCAATAGCTTTACGCTTAACAGCAGCGTCACCCAACTTGGTTACATACTCTTTCTCCGAGGACGTAAGGGCTGAAACGTTCCTGTCAAGCATCTCTATCTGCTCTTTCTGTTTCTTCACGGTGCTAATCAGACGGGAAATGAACCCCGCCACTAAAGCCAGCACTACAGCTACGAAAATAGTTTTTTGAAGTTTATTCATACTTGATCGAATTAATACGATTAGTCCATCCCTTTCTGAATCTCTCATTCGCTGGGCGTGCCCTGCATATCTCGTCCACGAATTTCAAACGGTCTGCCTTAATGGCATCAAATAGTTTCTTGGGGTCTGCTGCGTTCAAGGCATCTAGGGTCTTCTTACCTACAAGCCCGTCAGCAACAACGCCCAAAATCTTCTGAGGTCTCTTAATCCCGTGTACACCAGAAGCCCAGACCCAATCTACGAGGATATTTGCCACTGATTGGTTGAGAATGTAATCAGCCTTCCACCTATCCCAGTATAACGACTTGAAAATGTCATGCCATTCAATTTCAGATATGCTTTTGAGGTCGTCTACGGTTGGGGAAGGCAGCCCCTTACGTTTTCTATGTTCCTTAAAAGTACCTATCGTAACACCCTTGTTCGTAGCCCCACCAAGATCGGCAGGGTCGTTAACGAATCCCCCTTCCCATTGCAGGATAAAGGGGACTAATTTAATTGATTTCGCCATTTTCTTTCCTTTCTTTTGGTATTTCAAAATCACCGTCTTTAATCTTCTTCTTCAACTGGAAATATTTGCTATTCGCGATACTGTTAAGTATCTTTATAAACTCATTAGACGGCTGAATAATACGTAAATTCTTGGTTATGTTGCGAGCGTATATAATAAGGAATATGCCTGTTAAAACCTTAACTATAGCTGTATAGTTTATATCTGGCTCTAGCAGGTTGCACGTGAGGGCTACAAAGAAAAGTATGGCATTCGTTAGGAACAGTTCCTTAACCGCCTGCATTGTCTTCTTATGCTCGTATCCTTTCCCTACCTTCTTGTCCGCCATATATCCCGCCAGCCAGTTTAGTATAGTCACTATGACTACCAAGAAAATAAAATCCTTAACGTCCGAAACAACTGTCAGAACGGTGACAGCAAAAAACATTCGGAAGTAAGCTTCAATGTGTTCTATCATTTGATAAGCCCGATGCGGGTATTCTGTACTACACATCTTTCTATGAAACCATCGGCACGCATCTTGCACACCAGTGGCTCTAAAAATAGGTCTGCCTTGCTCCGTTCAGCCTCAACCCGTTTAACCTTGCCTGTATCAGGAACTACGACAGAGCCACCGTAGGTCTGAATCTTCATTCCTGTGGTAGTGCTGCTCTGATCTGCTATTTGCAAATACCTTGCAAAGGCATAGTAGCATATTACTTTCTCCGCACCTGCGAAGTTAACCCCGTCATTCTTGTATTCATTGGGAATGGCAGCGTACATACTCCCTACTTGTGGGAGTATGTCGAGCAAATCGGCTTCAAAGAAAGCCTTTTCAATCTTATTATCCTTAACGTCTAACGCTATCTCAAATAATTGTCGGAACTTCGGAATCGGGTATGATTTCAGGTCTTCCATCTTCTTCTAATTTGTTTTTTATTTTAGTTAATTCAGGTTCTAACCCAAAAATTTGGTATAACTCACGTGAAATGCGGTCTCTTACCTTTGCCAAGCTGTTACGGTAAACCTTCTGCAACTCTTTAATGACTTCGCCCGAAGCGTTGGAAAACGTCATAAGAGAGCTGTCAATGAGCGGTAACGGTATATTGTAGGCAGCTATGGCAATGTCTTTGCGCAAAGGCTCTACGTAGGCTCTGTACAAATCTTTATCTATCGGGCTGCCTAATTGGTCTACCTTAATAAACGGCTTATCCGTAGCTACGTTTTCATCTCTTACAGTAAGTACTGACCCTGCGTTCTCGCTACCCATCATCTCGGACAAAGTATCCCTAAATTCGTTCTGTGCCTGCTCAGTTTCGAAATCACCGTGCGATACAATAGAACACATGTGGAAACCTCTGCCAAGAGTACGGTTAACATACCTTCCGTTCTTATCCTCGGCCCCCATTTCGTTTCTAACGGCATGGAATGTGCTCAGAGGATACGGGCGAGTAGTACCGAGGTTGACGTACAACAGTTGCCCCTTGTGGTTCTCTATTCCCCCTACGTCTTCCACCTCAGCAGCGAATGTGTCAGGGTTGTAGGTAGGATAAACCGTTGAGTTCTGGGCAGAACTTGTAGCCTTAACGCTCGCTCTATCCCAGTTGTTAAACACTCTCCATTTCTTAATAGTAGGGTCTTTCAAATAATTATCGCTCATCTCTGCCCTAACATATTCAAAGGGGACGTTATAGATGTTGACGGGTCTGTAGCCTGCTGGTGTAATTCCGTATTGTACTATCCAAGCCCAGCCCTTAAACCGTGCAACATCATTTGCAGTCCCTTCGAGAATGTCATTCATGTTACAACCGTTTCCGTTCGTGATAGAGGCGAAAACATCGTCCGCAAAGCCTTCACAGATAATGTTTTCCGTCATTTTCTCTACGGCGGCACTTGCAGTTTTCGAGGCATAAATGAGTTCTGCAATTTCTTGCGGGTATAAGTTACCGTCTCCGTAGTTGATAATCTTATCCCCTGTGTTAGCCGATAGCCGTAATGCTTTCTCGACTATGAGTGAAAAACGTTTGTAACCAATCATATTATTTCCCTTCTGTTATATTAACGAAACATTGAGCATATTCAGAGTTTTCGGTCATTAACCGTTCTGCTATTTCATCGGTCATGTTAGCTGCCTTGTAGATAACACCATCTCCGTAATGAACAATACGTGCGCCCGGCTTCATAGCCCATTTGTACACCTTGCCAGTCAGATATTTAGTTTGATACCAAAGTTCTACAAACTCCATGTCCATGTGACAATTGTAGTCCAGTTTTAAGCCCGTATATTTGAAATACGCCTCTACTTTTTCCTGCAAAGTATTCAATACAGGTACTTCTTTATTAGTATCGGTGACGGGCAGCCCATTGTCTGCCTGTGCACTCATAGTTTTTGCTTTTGCCATTAATTAAAATTTTTAAGTTGTTGACTACCCTAATAGATTTATGGGGTTACGGGGTCACCCCCCCCGCAGGTACCGGAACAGATAAAGCGTCATAATCTGCTTTAGTAAGGTTGTAAATAGTTGTACCTACTTGCCAGTCTTCTACGCCAAAGGTTGTACGAACAAAGCCATTTCCTGTACTTGACCCTTCTACGGATAAAACCTCTAAAGGAGCACCTAGCCCGTAAACCTTGTAAACACCGTTACCGTGGTCTACCGCGATAACGTATTGGCCATTCATCCCTCCAGTATACGCACGCCCAGACGCATCGTTAGCGTTCCGATGATTATATAGGGTTACCTCTATTGAAACATCATGCTGTTGGGGGTACACCTCGCCGCCTTTCATAGCTATATTTACTACCAACGCATTGTTAGCAGCTTCTAATAGAAATGCTTGACCACCTGTTACCATCGTAATCTTTGCCTCTGGTACACCCGCGGGGACTGTAAAGCTTTGTATAAGGGATGCACTTATCAGCTTTGCACCCATGGGTCTACCTAACTCGGCTGCGGGTGGTGCCCCACAAGATAAATTTCTATCCGCACCTATCGTTGTTAAACATGCCATATCATTTTTCTCCTTTCTTTTTATTAATAAACTGCTGCAGCGTACATAGCGGTGTACACAGACGGTTCTAATTGTAAACTGTCTTCCCCTATAAACTGTTCGGGCGTTTCCATATTTACGGTTATCCAAGCCCCGTTATCATGGGTTGTACGGTCGTATGCCGTTGCGGATAGCCCATAGTATAGCCCATAAACACGGAATATGTTTGCTTCTTTTGTAAAGAGTACGAACGATCCGTTCGGCATAGCCCGTAAAACACTCGTTCTGAGTATATAGTTGTTCGCTGCGGTTATAGTGAGAGAAGCCGAAAAAGATAAAGCATTGGGCGCGCCCTCATTGGTTTTTAGACTTTCTGTAACCACTAGCGTCCGCTTCGGAGTGTCGATCTTAAAAGCCGTTGCACCAGGTTTTAGTGTAACACTTGAAACTATTGTGGCAACTAACGCGGAGGAGCCAAATGTGAAAGACTTTATATCTTCTTTGTTAATTATAAACGCACTTTCTATTCCCGTTGCGCCAGTATCGCAATCATACTCGAAACCGCCTGCTAATTTTGATATACATGCCATAATTAAATTGATGTATTTGTTAAAATTGTATTCACTGCCGCAGTCTCTATATTCTGCAAGTAATTTCCTGCCGATCCGTCTGGTGCAGTTAAAGTAACAGTTGCTAACTGTCCGTTAGTATTTAGGTCTAGGTCGTAGCCGGAACATTCTAATGGAGAAATAGAGCCAGCGAAGTAATAGTACATATCGTTAGACTCTATCATAACATAAAAACGTCCAGTCAGTAATCGCATGCTTGCACCCACCAGCTTAGATGGGACTTTAAACATGACGGATATATCCATCTTATTGGAGGCGTCCATAGTTCTGATAGCCGTAGTTACTTGGATATTTTGTTTATACCCTTCCACTTTGTAACATCCTGTACCTGTTGCAAAGGTAATCGTTCTTATCGCACCATCAGACGCAAAGGTTAATGTCGCGTCCTGGACGTGTATCAAATATATGTTTTTTATGCCATGTGTGGGTATCGTACAGTTAGTAAGGATACTTCCCTGTAGTTTTGATAAACAAGTTTTTCCCATATCATTTGTTTTAAAATGAGAAGGGTTCGGTTTTTTACTCCCAAACCCTTTAGTTATTTTTTATCCGCCCGTAGAAGGTCTTACGGTCAACCACAACTGCATTTTCTCGGGCGCTACCAGCATTGCGTCAGCAGCAAACAAAGTCTGTGAGTAGTAGTTACGGCTCTTAGCGTCCTGAATGAACGGTGCGATAACCGTTTCCGCGCTTTCCAATGCGAGCTGAATATTGTCTTTCGGAGTGAAAGCAATAAACGCCGTATCCTCGCCATCTGCCAAAGCGGCGTTAGACACGTGGCGCAAATCTGTAACCCTGTACCCTTCAAAGAAATACTCAGGCCTTCCGTCAACCAAGAAACTTTGTGCCGCGCTGTTGCCTTTGTCTTCCAACAGGTTTTTGTACAGTCGCATGACGTTGGATGATACGAAGAACTCCGAGCGATCTAAAGTGTCCGGGCGCTGGCCGTCAACGCAAGCGCGAAGGGCTGTAAGAACGCCTTCGGTGGTAAGAGTCAACGCGCCTTCGGTCATTGTGGAGTCTTTATACTGCTTGATGATACCACCGTTAGTAAAGATGCCGTATCCTGTGGCCGAGCTTGTAACGTCGCCATCCAGCCAAGCCAAACGCAACAGGTCCGCTTCCAGCACTTTCAGAACTTCCGCCTGAATGAATCCCGCCAATTCTGTTTCGGAGAAATTGTCGTCGAGATTGATTCCGCGCGCTACCATCTTGCCCCACAAGTTTTGCAAGCAGATTTCGATCGGCAACTCGATAGGCGCCATGGTGTAATACTTAACCTTGTCGCTGATCGAGTCGTAGAAGTTTGTCCCACCACAACCCGCGGATTTTTTCAGCGCTTTGTCCGCTGCAGTAAGAGACACAACAGGAGTGTTGTTTGCGATACCGTTCAGTACGGTAATACCTCTCGAGATTTCACCAGCCAAGCCGACGGTCAACGAGATCACATCGTTAAGGCTGTTAAGATTTAGTTTATTAAGGTCAGTAAATGTAAATGCCATAGTCTTTTTTGTTTATTTGTTATAAAATCTTTTAGCAGCTTCGGAAACTGCGGATTTGCTTAAGGTCGTTTTCTTGGTATCCTTCGGAATGCCAGCACTGGGAACGCTCGGTTTACCTGTAGCACGTGAGAACTGGGCTGTCATAGATTCCAGCGAAGTAGTAAGAGCAGTAACCGAGGCTTCCAAAGCTGCCATGCGGTTTGCAAATTCTTCGGGAACGCTTGCGGTTTCTCTTTCGTCTCTGATTTCGTCTTCCTGCTCGTCGCGCGGATCTTCGGAAGGTTTAACTTCTGCGATGCGACCGTTTTCAATACGCAATACGAGAATGGCTTCGCCTACCTTAATGCGAACCTCGCCATCGGGATGCTCGTTACCATCTGCATCAAATACCTTATCACCGATAGCCATGGCTTCACCTTCGGCTTCGATTGTAATTTTGTCCCCCGCTACGGTCTCTACTGTCTCCGTAGCGAAGCTGCTCTTTTTTAGCATAGAAGCGAATGCACTGAAAAATTTGTTCATTTTCTTTTCGTTTTGATTGTTATTAAATAAACTTGTCGTTGCTGCGGGTAGCCCTACAAGGTCACAGGAATATAATTCTATGAACTGAGTGACATCCAAAACATCACCGTTTAAAGTCTGATCGTTAGCCCCAACAACAGATACGCCCAGCATGTCGGGTTCCTTTAAAATCATAGTAGCGATAAACTTCGCTTCGCTCGGATAAGCATTTTCAAGAGATGGTGACATCTCCAAATCTGCATAGGCCGCGCCATTTTCATAAACGAAGTTAGTAAACTTACCTAAATACCCGTCCAGCATGTCTGCCCCGTTATGAGTACGCCTGCAATGGATTGGCTTGAGGTTGCCCAAAGTTACAACACTCATAACGGCATCTTCTGTTATGGATAACGGGTACATCGTGCCGTCCAGTTCGCTGAAATTGGCGGTTAGCCCAGCTTGGATAATTTTTAGTTTTTCAAATTTCATATTATTGGTTTGTTGTAACTCATGCAAAGATAGACAGATAAGCGATATCTTCCATCTTTGCATGAGTTTATTTGACTTAATATCTTGCTAAATTCTGCACTACAGCAACGTCATATTGCTCACTATTGATATCCTGAACGGATACTACAGGATTAGGCATGCTTGCAACCGCTTCGATAACCACGCCTGCCAATTGGTTTATGCTTTCATTCGATAGGCGTATATTATCCATCTGTCTCGACATTCTGTTAGCTTCCGAAATGTTTGCCACCATACCCCCATCAGCAAATTTGTAAAGACCCGAAGTGCCAAATGAGTTGCCTCCGTGTGCCTCGTTCAAAGCAGATAGGGCGCTTATCTCAGCGCTCGCTGACTTCTTCAAGATATAGACGTTCTCGCCACCTTCCGCTTCAAATACCTGCCCGTTATCGCCCCGGAACGTAACACCACCCTGTGCATGAGACTTTCCGACGATCTGACCGCCTTTCGCATACTTCTTGACACTAGTATTTATCTTCGTGTCGGGGTCTTTCTGTTTGGCGATAGACATTACCTGTTTCATACCGAAAGCGATAACGATAGCTGCCTGTGCGATACCAAGGATACCGCCTTGTGCCAATGCTTTAGTAGCCCCGAGATACGTGTTGATTGTTGCCTGCACGACACCGAATGCCTTTCCAGCCTCGCTTTCCTCACCGAGTAAAGAGGACAACTGACCTGCCAACCCTGCCGACATAGTCAACTCAGCGTTAACACGGGCTTTAGTCAGGTCTTCCTTTGCCTTCTCGTACTTCTGCTGCACCAATGTAGTATCCGCGCCTATTCTTTCGGCTGCGGCCATCTCCTGTGCATATTGCTCGTCCAACCGTGCCTGTCTCAGATCGTACTGACTCGTTATCTCTGACATCTCCAGTTCTTTGCGATTGGCCTCGTCCATGGCTCGACGTTCCTTATCTAAAGCCTCTTGTTCCTCCACTGCCTTCTGCTGCAATTTCACGGTTTCCAACTTTAGAGCTGTTTCCTTGTTGGCGTATTCCTGCTGGCTTATCAAGCCTTGTTCCAAGCGATAACGTTCAATCTCTAAGCTCTTATCAGCAAGTTCCTGCTGGTTGGCCAACTTGGTAGCATTCGTATCGTTGTTCAACTCGCGTTCCTTAATGGAAAGATCAAGTGTCGTTAAAGCTATCTCCATCTGTTTGATAGTTTCTTGCTGCAACTCTCGTTTCCGCCTCTCGGCTTGCTCCGTAGCTTTGATAGCCGCTTGTGCCTTTGCCTGTTCGGCTGCTGATGCAGCGGCTGAGTTTTTAGCGGTCTCCTGCAATTGCAGGGAGCTTGCTTGCGATATAAGCTCTTTTTGTTTCTCAGTGTATTCCGCTTGTTTAGATTGCAACGCTGCAAGGGCTTCCATCTCCTTGCGCCTATCTTCGGCACTTGTATAACTCAACTCGTTCTGTGCTTTGATTTGCTCGTACTTCTGTTTCAGTATGCCGACCTCTATATTTTCCATCTGCTTAAGAGTGGATAAACCTTGGTTAGCGGCTGCGTTCCTTTCTTTGATAGATTTAGTCTGATCGGCTAACAATGATTTCTGATTGGCAAGTTCACGAGACATTGCAGATAGGGTAACAAGCGCATCGGTTTCCGATTCAAATATAGCTTGTTCAGCCCGGGTTAATTCCTTTGCCGCGTTCGCGGCTTTCGCTGTTTCGTCCGATATAAGCCCGATACTGTTAAGCAGTGAAACGACCTTTGTAGAAACCCAATCGATAGCTTTAGCGACACCGTTCAGAAGGTTTGTGATGCCGTCCAGTATTCGAGAAAAAATAACCCCGAACGGGGCAAACGCGGCTTTCAGGTTTGTGGCCATCTCAGTGTTGCGTTTCATCAGCTTTTCAACCGTTGATATAAGCGTTAGTATGATACCAACAATAGCTACAATAGGATTAGCCATCAAAGCAGTAGTAAACGCCTTAACCGAACCTACCGCGCCTGTCATGCTTGACGCTAAAGTACCTGTAGCGCCTGATAGACCCTTGGTGTTCGATAGTGCCTCCTGTACGCTTTCCGCATAGTTACCAACGTTACGCCTATTATCACCTACCGCCTTTTCCATCTCCTTAAGCTTGTCAGAGATTTCCTTTGTTTCGGCTGCAAGTGCTTTGCCTTCGTCCGTATTGTTTCGCGTAGCTGCACTCATGGAGTTTAGCTCCTTGGTGTTCTTTGCAAGTTGAGCACGCAAGGCGTTAACACTACTCTCCTGACTCGTCAAAAGGGTAGTGTTTACTTTAATTTCCGCGTTATTATCTGATATAGACTTGTTTACGTCTATCATCTGTTTAGTTAATTCGGTCTGCGCTTTTGTCGAGTTCGAAATAACCTTTCTATATTCCTCTTGAGATATTGCACCTGCCTTAAATGCCTTTCCCGCAGCGTTTACCTGCGTTTGTTCATCTTTCAATGCGGCGTTCAACTGCTTCTTTGTAGCGGCAAGCTCTAAAGATTTCTCTATGAGGGAGTCCAGCCCGTCAAGCGCACCCGAGGTATCAAAAGACAGGTCTAATAATGTAACTTGTTCAGCCATAATTAAATAGTTATTAGTAATTTGCTGCGATCAGCGTAACGTTTGCTGTTGAATCGCCAGCGTTCCAACTTTGGATACTTCTCAAATAAAACCAGCTACCCAGTTCATCAATATAATATAAGGCATCGGGTATCATGTTAAGGATATCGAAGTACGATAGATTCATTTTGGCTGATACTTGCCAGCCCTTTGAGAACCTCGCATAGTGATCGCCTACCTGTTTGCGATATCCTGTAGCACTCGTAAAGAATGTATTAGGATATGCAACGCCTGCTGTATAATGGACCATTGTAGCATACGGTCTTGCCCCGAACGAAACGGGTAACGAGCTCTCCGCCCCTGATGCTACCGACTGCAAAGCGCGCGGTGAACCCGAAACGGTTGCTACTGCATCACCTGCCGTAGCGGTGAACGTTCTCGCTATCCCTGCTGTTTCCGATATCTTAACCGTTGGCATGTTTATCTTGCCCGTCCAGTCCTGCCTATATATCGAAATGGTGGACTTGTTAACAAACGGCTTAAGCGTAATATTAAACGGGCTTGAGCTAAAGCTATAGGTCCAGCAAAATGCTTTGCAGTATGCCTGAACAAGATCGAACGCCTTAGCAAAACCTGTATCGGGGGCTATCGCCCTTTGATATGACAGCTGACCTACCGAAGTTATCTCAAAACCGAAATAGTAACCCTCTCCCGTCGGAATGTTCGTAGCAGGCGTTAACTGTGTGCCGGACGTACTGTTAGAATTGTGTATCCTAAACAGCGTAGAATCAGTTTCTACAGGCTGCACGACCAAGGTAGCACCTGTTCCGACTGAATATTTGTAGTTACCGTTCACAACTAATCCTGATCTGGTAAGCGGGATTAGCCCCGTAGACCTGTTAGATCCAAGATACACGGTAACAGGCGACTGGGCGGGCAACCATATAAACGAATCAGCGGTGAATTTCAATGTTAATGTAGTCCCTGTCATATATTGCAAATAACATGCAGCCGTATTATCTAAGGCTATCATGTGCGTAGTCGGGTATCTCGATCCTAATAAATAGTCATGTCCTGTACGATAAACTATTTGACTTCGTGTTCCTACGGTATCAGAGGCAAGCACCGTTTTAGTGTCAGCGAAATACGCGGGGTATACGAATACTGACCCAAAGTTGAACACAGGCGGGCGGCTCAGATTTCCGTTATAGGCATAACCCAAAGCGCCATCGTATGAGTTAACCCAGTATGCAGGGGACGCGGCATCATAGGGATTTGCTTTAACGGGTGCCTGAATACTCGATAACTTTGTAAGAGACTCAACCAAGGTAACCGTATAACTATCATTGTTCACTGCAACCTGTGCCCTAAAAAGACCTGACCCCTGAGGCGCGATAAGGCCTCCGAAGTCAAGATCCGCTATATATGGGGCTGTCCGATCAAACAGCCATGGGAAACGATCGGCACGAAACACACGGTCGTTTATGTCCGACCGTGGTACTTCTATACTTGCTGTGTAACTCACAGTAGGATCGGAGAAAGTGAACGGGTCGGGGTTGTTAATGTTTAGTTTAACAGACCCAGCCGAAACACCCTCAAGCAATACACCGTTTATTCTGATATTTACATCCATTTTGTTAGGGTTCTATAATTTCAAATTTGCATTTATAGTTCACAGCCCGCCCCATTGCACCGCCTTGCGCATTAAACGCATTCGGGTTCATTATGGTAACGCGTGCCCATTGATCTGTGGCTATAGGAAATACCCCCTGTACATCAGGTGATCGGGATAACCAGTACAAGCAACGTTCATTATCTTCTGTTACAACGGTGCCCACGGTGACCTCGTATGAAGTAACACGGTTGCCCCCAGACGAGTTTATAATGTATGTCGGCTGTATCCTGTACTTATCGAAATGCATACTATCGTATAGTCCGTACGAGTTCAACCACTTAAGCGTAACGCGTTTGTTTCGGTCACTACAATACGGGTATTTACGGGCATATCGTACGTACCCCAAAATAGAACCTTGTGTATTAGTTATCTGAACGCTGGACGGGTTAGCAATGTTACGTGAAAACCCGTTCGGCAATGTAGTAGACGTGCCGCCGCCGATAGGCATTGATGCTACTGATTGGCTGTTTGCTGTCTGCCCGTACACTATCTTGTTATTGAACGGCTTACCCGTCAATGGTGAATTAAAAGACAATGCGAAGTCCAAGCTATTAAAGTACCCGCTTGCATAGTCGGTAAGGTTTCCTGTAAACGCGTTGGTTGCAAACTTGGCGTTAGCTGCTGCCGCATTTATAACTCGAAGTTGCATACGGTACGCTGTGCCCCCTTCGTCATACAAAAGGGTGATGTAGTCCCATATATTTGCACCGCTCGATATGTTTTTAGTCGATTCCATAATGGTAGGAACTGCCGATGCCATAGCCGATATATCTATAACAGAATTTTCGTATGGTACTACTGTACCAAACACGCCCGTTGATGATCCGCCACGGTAGTATATTAACCGAATAGAAGTAACTGCGGAAACGCCTTCCAACCTGATCGGGCGGTACAGGCCTAATCCGATAGACCCGATATCTAAAACACCGTTTCCCGTGGATACTACATTAGTTATTAAGTTTCTTACATTCATTGTTATTTGGTTAAAATGGTTAATACCTTAGCGGTAACTATCTTGTTGATATCCAAGGTTATACGCTGTATAAGTGCAGGGTTTAGTATGCCACTGACTACTCTGCCTGCATTGTGTGGGTTGGGAACTCTAATACCGTCCCGTTTGATGGCGTAGGCAATAGCCCATGCGGCTTCCTCTGGTATGTCCGTACCTGCGTTGGCGTTCTTGTCGCGTATCCATTTGCGGATAACAGACACGGGAGGCATAGTGCCTGCCCGTCGTCCGTCCTCCATTTGGTAGACGTAGGACGGGGCAACTATTTTTATGCTCTTTCCGTCCTCGACTACCTGTGTCTTTTCCGCGAACTCACCCGAGGCGTTAAGTTTCATCTTATAGTAGTTAGCTACTATTTCGTCACGGACTCCCTTAACTATTTTAGTAACTTCGCTATCCATGCTTAAAAGTATTTAGTCCAGTTCCAAAACTTTCTGTATGAAGGATATCCTACTTTTGTCTCGTTTGCGTAGGCCTCGCGTTCGAATGACAGTGCGTGATACGGAGACTTGGCTTTTGACTTGTTCTTTTTCCATGCATACCAAAACATGCGGTACACGTATTCAATGCCATACCACAGATAGAAGAATATGTATAGCATCTCTTGCATCTGCTTGGTGTGTATAGTCTCGTGGCGAATAACTTGCTCGGTTATTTCCGCGTTGCCGCGTACGAACAGGACACCGAACAGGTTGATAGCCCTAAATCCCTTAAATGGTATGTACTTGTTTCTGATTATTTTCATGTTTTTTAGCTTTTTAGTTAAGTGCAAATGTAGTAACTTAAGCGCACCAGTCCAAACGCGGATAAGTTTACGCTGTTGCCTTGTAAACATCGAACGTTGCTTCCCAGCCCGATTTAATGCTATCGTACTCGTTCTGTACTTTACCGATACGTATACTGCCGATCTCGTAGCCACATACGAACGCGCCTACCATCTGCTGTAAAAGCATGTCGGTACGTACCAGTGTGGCGATCTCTGTTGCATCATCACGCATATAGGCAGAAGTACCCATACAGCGAATGACTACAGTGTAGTTTTGGCTGTTCGGTACGTTGGTATCCAAGTAAGAGCCTGATGTAACGTCCAGCGTAAAGAAGTCATCGCTGATATCATTAGCCGCCACATTCTGAACGGCCGTATCACCGAATACAAGAACCTTACCCAGTTGGGCTGCTCTTGCGCTTGCTGTATTAAGAATTGTTTCAAATGTCATGGTTAACGGTTTTTAGATTGCTGCTTTTTAAGTTCCTTCTTCTCTTTCTCTATCTCGTCATTACGCTTGGCAATGGCGAGCATGGCGTCGGAGTAGTTCATCTTCTTTGCATCTTCAAAGCTACAGTGGAAAAGCTCGGCCGTAACCTGAACCAGTCCCAATAGATTTTTAGCCTGCCTGATGTTCTCATCTCCTGTCAACGCGCTTTCGCCCGAGTTACGCATATTCTGGAAAATGATCTGTTCCAGATTGTCAGCATACTCGAGTTGCTCGATTATATATCTATCAAGCTTTGCAGCGTCTAATAGCGTCGTAGGCGAATAGTTATCGTCCGTCCATGCTTCTATACGTCTGATGGGATCTTCGGCTCTACGAGTCTCTAAAATAGCCCACAGGCCTATCTCTTCAATGCTCTTTAGGCGGTACACTGCTTTACCGTTACGAGTGGCAACTTGTGACGGTTTTAGATACTGAATAACTCCCCTCAGCAACTTTTCTTCATCACGTGTGAGAGTTGCAACCCCCTCGGGCGGTAGGTTGCAAATACGTAGTAGCGCGGTTCGGTTCTTTAACATTGAGAACCTGAACCCTAAATTTCTAAAAAATTTCTTCATGGTTATTTGGGTCTATATTTTCTTATTAAGTAATCAACTCCATATCTCATAGCGTCCAACGCATGATTCCAAGCGTCTATGGCTTCGTTCGTATATGTATCGGTCGCCTCGTCTTTGATCCATTTGTAATTATCCAGCTCGTCCAGTAGTTTAACCGACCGTTTGGTAACGTGCAACTTGAATTGCTTGACCTGTGCGATACCACCTGCCACAGAGCCACGGCCCTTAACACAGGGAATCGCTTTGATTCGCCTTTGCTGTAGTTCCACGATTGACTTCTGTTCGGCATTGTCACACACCGTTATCAATCTGTGAAGCATGTTAGAGGTAAGGTAGTCCGCAATATTGGCGTTAAGTAGTCCCGTCTCATAACAAAGCAGGTCTACGTATAGGTCCCAACCTTGGAAACGAATGTCCACTATCGCGGTCGGGTCATTTACGAAACCGAAGTCAAGCCCTAAGCACCTACCTGTGAACGTCTCCGGCATATCCTCTATGACTTCATACTCGGGGTAAACATTTCCTTCTACCCCGCCAGTCAGACCTTCACCGTAGACGCGCCACCAGTTTGCATCGTTCATGTTCTTCTCTATAGCCCCCACCTGTTCCTTGCTGAGGTACGGGTTATCCTTATACGTCGAGTGCACGGTAACGTATCGGTCACCTACGAACTCTGTCTCGCCCCAGAACTTGCGTACGGGGTTAAAGTCTATGATAACCTTCTTACGTGTACGGATATCGAGCTGCCTAAAGATTTCACGGGGAATGCCCTGTGCCTCGTTGACAAACAGTATATCACGGGCCGACCCATGAACTTTAGAGGCATTATCCACACCAAAGAACTCAATGATAGTTCCATTACTATATTGGTAGCACCCCTCAGACTTGTTGTAAGCATTCTCGTCCCATTGCCCCTCGTTGGCAAGCATTAGACGGAAGTCACGTACCATACCGCGTTTAACCATGGGCAGCGTAGCGGCCACACAGGATATTACGAGCGGGGAAGGGTTGTTCAATGCTAATAGGTGCAACAGTTGAAGAACTCCCCAAGTCTTTCCTGAACGAGTTCCTCCCTTACTTGCCACACCCCTTATACGTGGGTCAGTGAATGCGGCTAATAGTTTCTCAAATGTATGTGTTACGTTCATAAGCTAATTAGTTAAGGCACAAAGATAGTGATTACCCTTGTGCCCGTTGCCTCTGTGCGAGTTATTAGATTCCACCGAGCTTCTGTAGGTTCTTCACCGCGTCTTCACTAAGTACGTTAACCTGCATCGCTTTTGTGCCTGCTTCCTTGCCGTTGCTCGTTACGTCCTTAAGGTCACGCAAACCACGTAGTTTAGCCATATAGTTAGCGTCTACCATACCCGCAAGCGCGCTTTCGTCCATCTCTGTTGTGATTAGCTCTTTGATGAGGCAGTAACCGAGTAGCAGTGTTTCCGCCTCTTTGTTCTCGTCTGCCAGCTTTTCAAGCCGTTCTAGGTTCTTCTGAAAATCTTTAATACTCCACCCGATGAACAGGCAGAAGCCGCCAACCGATGGCGCGCGTTTCTTTTCTACAGGAACCTTTGTGCCAGCCGAAGCCCCACCTTTTAATATCTCATAGGTGATGAACGGGTTCATCTCGCAGAAGTTCATATACTCCGCTACGTAGTTTATGCACTCGTCGATGGAGTTCAACTGTGCGCCTCTAACTCCGCGCACCTGCAATACTTCATACAGTTGCTTGCAGCCTGCCATATCCGTTTTGGGCTCAGGGGCTGCCCCGGTAGCCTGCCCTTTCACTATTCCTTTCTTGGTATCGGGGGCCTTTTCTTTCTTTGCTTTTCCAGCCATGCTTTTTAGTTTTTAGGTGTATTAGTTAGGTAGTACACTACGACACTACTATGTGCGCGCGGTCTACCATCTCTCGTGTGAGAGACACAAAAGTACATACCCTGACCCTGAATAACAAACCCTGCACAGTCCGTAATTTCATATTTATTTTACAAAATCAAGTGGGAACACCAGAGTCCCCTGATTTACAGGCACTTAACCCCAAAAAATCAAGGTGTTCCAGAGCGTATTTTTGGTGGAACATTGAGGTGGTTCACTTAACCCCCTACATATCAATCCGTTAAGTGGGGTGTTCCACTGTTCCAGCAAAAACACGTTTTTCTAACACTTATATTAGGAATACTATATATAATTGCTATCTCTACATTGCAATTGGGTATGCTTTTTCCATTTTAAAGTATTAGGCCCTTTTTACTGGAACACTGGTACACTATATATAATATATTATAATACAGTGAGATAAGTGATCCATTAGTGGTTCCATTAACAATAGTTAATGTGGAACACTGGAACACTAAGATTTGTTAATCAAAAAATCGCAAATAAATTAAATAAACAAGGGGCCGATTCTGACATTTTGAGATGTGAATCAGCCCTTTTGCTTTCATTTTTTAAGGGTACACCCTATTCGTAAGGGTCACTTTCTTTTTGCACGATCTGTCCGTTTACTGCTTACACATTGTCAAGCAACCACCCGCCCCCGTCCGTATTCCATACCCACATCTGAGATGTGCCATCACGGTATGTTGTCCTTCGTGCTATGCGCCTTTGCTTATCAATCATGTACATTCGGGATACGTCCTGCTCGTTCTTCTTTTCTTCAAGCAACCGCTTCTCATCACGGAACAAGTATTGACGCTTGTTTATATCCTGCTTGTAGGTGAAATCTTGCTGCTTGACGTAAATGTACAGCTCGTTAATCCATCTCCGGCATGCGCGGGCAGTTACCGTGCCCCGCCCGTACTTGTCCTTCTTTACTTCCTTCTCATACCCGAACCTACGGATAAACTCCCAGATAATAAAGACATGGACATTCATTGATACGGCTATGTCTATAAAATTAATCCTCATCTCCAATATTTTTAGCCATATACTTTGCCACTTCCCACAATACTAATCCGACACCACCAATGAACAGAGCCGTTACTAATCCACACAACAATAATCTTATAATCATTTCAGGTCCTCCCAATATACGTATTCACACCTGCCTGTGCGGCTTTCAGCCATAATCACATCTGTAGGATCAGCGGCATCAACGCTCCAACCGCCCTCGCTGTCTACTATTACGGAAGCACCGCTACCCGTTGCATCATACCCAATTACTCGTACTTTACGCCCCAGCCATTGGAAATATTCTCCCGTGTGGGCTTTTGCAAACATTATATCATTCATGATTTCAAATCTTTTAGTTTCACATAATAAACTCTACTTGCCTGTACCCTCGCGGTGAACACATAGTCTGGCTGGTTCTCTGTGTATTTCATTTTCCAACCACCTATGCCCGTCACAAGTAAAAACGTATCTCTCCCGCGCCTGCGGTATCCTACCACGCGTACCTTCTCGTCTCCATACATGAAGTACTGCCCCGCGTTCTCTTTTGCAAACTTTATACCATTCATAATTTCAAATCTTTTTAGTTTCATATAATACACTCAACTGCCACTGATTGACATACCGATATCTGCGCGCCTTAGACCGTACTACAAACACATCGTCACCGTCCCATTCCTCTGCACGCCACCCTAAGACTCGTCTCGCCCAAGGTAGAGATACTATTATAGAGCTACTATCATAGGCGCAATACCCAATTACTCGAACCTTCATTCCTTTGTACAGGAAATATTTCCCTGCATTCTTTTCTGCAAACTCTTTATTTTCCATTTCTATATTTCTCCATTAATTCTTTAATACTGTTCATTAATCCGTCCTGAGTTTCTTTTTTACCGCTCAGAGCCTTAATTATTTTCTCGTCTACCGTTCCAGAGGTTAAGATGTGATGAACGGTTACGGGGTACATTTGGCCTTGGCGATACAACCGCGCGTTGAACTGCATATATAACTCCAAGCTCCAAGTATTACCGAACCATATAAGCGTATGCCCACCTTTTTGTAGGTTGATCCCGTGCCCTGAGCTCGCTGGGTGCGTTACAAGCACTTTAATCTTTCCGTCGTTCCACTCGGCTATCTGCTCGGGCTTCTCCAGCTTGACGGGCTTATAAGCCTTTAGCTTCTTCACTATTCGGTCGAGGTCGTGCTTGTACGAGTAGGCAACCAATACGGGAGAGCCGTTCGCGGCCTCTACAAGCTCTTCGAGTTTCTCCAGCTTCTCGTCGTGCAACTCGATAACCTTTCGGTCGGCATCGTATATCGCGCCGTTTGCGAATTGCTGTAGTTTATTGGATAACGCTGCCGCACTTGCCGCACTTATAGGCTCGTCCGAGTTGATAAGCTCCAATACTTGCTCCCTCTCGAACTCCCTATACTGGGCCAGCACTTTCGGGGACAGCTCTACACGGTCGTATATGTTAATGCGGTCGGGCATCTTCAAATAGTCCTCTGCTGTCATGGAAATTGTTATATCACTTATTAGGTCGCTTATTTGCTTCTCCGTTTCTTCCTGCGGGCTTTTCAGTGCATAACTGAATACTATATCACCGTTACGCTTATCAGGTCTGAAAAACTTATCTCTGTACGCTGTGATTGATTTGCCGAGCCTTTGCCCTTGGTCTATCAAATACATTTGTGCGAATAGGTCTATCAGTCCGTTTGGCGACGGTGTACCCGTCAAGCCTACTACTCGCGGTATGAACTTACGAACCTTTCTAAGGGCTCTAAAACGCTTTGAGGCGTGGTTCTTAAAACTGCTTAGTTCATCGATAACAACCATATCGTAGGGGAGTTTAATGCCTCCGTACTCCATTACAAGCCAAACAATGTTATCACGGCTAATCGCGTATATGTCTGCTTGCTTCTCGTATGCTTCCCGGCGCTGCTTAACGGTACCGTCGATAACGGAAATAGTCAGGTCCTTAAGGTGCGCCCAAGCTTTAATTTCGTCGCTCCATGTAACTTGTGTTACCTTCTTCGGGGCAATTACCAAGCAATTAGATATAATGCAATTGTCCAAAAGGTCCTTGATAGCTGTTAGGGTAGAGACTGTCTTGCCCATGCCACATGAAAGAAACAGCGCGCTGCATTCATGGTCTATGATATGCGCTACAGCCCTGTTTTGGTAATCATGCATTTGCTTTCTTTCTAACATAACATTGATTTTATCATTGCCAACTGGGCGCTGAACTCGTAGAGGGTTGCCGGGGTTATACGTTCTAATACTCGGTCGTAATCGGCAGCGCACCTGATGCGCCGCCCGTTGATTACTATTTCGGTGTGTCCTGCGATACACTTTAACTTTAACTTTAAATCTATATAGTTTACCATGGCCTTATTACTCCATTAATTTTGTTTTATAAAATACGCAAATGCTTTTGAAGTCCTGCTCATCCGATACGTACCCCAGCGTTTTACGCGAGAGGAAATTAACATCACGGGTAATATCGCGTTGCAACTGGTTTAGAATTTCCTCGGTGTTACCGAACTTATCGTCACGGACATACAGCGCCCCCGATTTGATACCAAAGTACATACCTAAACGGTATTCAATTTCTTCTTTTAAACTTCTTTTCTTTCCCATTGTTTATTGTTTTTAGTTCTACACTACAAAGTTAATGGTTTCCCCATTACGTTGTTTCTTTCCTTAACATTCTTTAAGAAGAAAGATATGGCATTGTCCCGGCTTTCTATATCGTCTATGATAAGAACCTCAAAGCCAAAGCTTCTCAATTTATCATGAATGTATGACTGTATCTTTGTTGGCTTTTTGCCTGTAGTCTTTATCTCTGCAAAGCCGACATAGCCACCCTTGCAAAGTACCATTCTATCGGGCAAGCCTTTAATGAAGGTGGATAATAACTTTATTACCCACACTTTCTTTGTTCGGTTGAGATGCTCGGAAAAAGTTTTTTCCAACACCTTCTCACTTACTATATCCTTCATTTCTCAATTTGTTTTCAAATACCACCGTCCCGGCAAATTCCCCGGCTTCGTGGTCTACTGTAGTGGTATAGAGGTGGCCGTTATAATCACCCCTATACTTTAAAACCTCTCCGTTATATACTATCTCGTCTCCGATACCGTACGCGTATTCTTGCCTGCTTATCATAACGTAAATTGAATTGCTTTGTTTTCTAGCTTAGTATTGCTTAAGAACTCGGGGTACGTCCCGTCAGCACGTTTTGCCGATATACTACGGTATGAAAACTTACCCCCTTTCATACCGAAGTAGCGGAATAACCGCCCGTCACACGTTATTATATAATCGTGCTTCTCGTAGTTCTCGCCTTCGTACCCTATCTTTAGCGAGCTTCTGTGATTGCCAAAAAAGCTGGTACACTTTATCTTGAACGTTTTCGGAGGCAGGTGCGTTTCCGGGGTGTAAAACCATTGTTCTAACCCCGAAAGATCTGCATACGAGTGGCGGCCCTCCGCGTCGACACCCAAGTACATATAGGGGGCGTTACCAGTTATGAACACCGAGTAGCCTATGTACTTACCGTTCCACTTCGCTCCCTCAATATAGGACATTGCTGGCTTCATTGTCTCGTCCATGCAAAATACCGTTGTATCGTCGCCTTCTTCGTCCTCTACGGGCTTTTCTGCCTCGGCTGGTGCAACTACCTTGGTTTCCTTTAAAACTTCTTTAGAAAGCTCCGCAATGCGATATTTGCAAATGTGGATAATCCTTTCATAGTCAAGCGTCCGTTCTTCCCCTTCTTTGGTACGTAGCACGCGTTTCACTATATCCGCGTCCCAAGGGTTAAGATTATATTCCTTCCAGATATCCCACGGCTGGATAGCATGCTTTGAATAATCGGACTTACCTACATTGTAATCTCTAACATTCTTCATAATCTAAAAGTATTTTTTCTACTGAATAATAATCTTTATAATAATCTCTAGCTAGTTCCACATTGTTGAACTTTTGATCTACTGGGTATGAAAACCATACACTGGTCTTATATCTAACACGTATTACTCTTATCATAACTCTGAAATGTTTAAATGATTAACTAACTTATCGTAGGCCGCCTGTGATAATTGACGGGTGTAGGTTGAGCCTAGCATACCTATATAAGGCTTACCGTCCACAAAAAGAATACGACTGACATGGTCCGCGTTAATAAGTTCATGCTGAGATAAGCCCTTAACTACAAATTCTAGTTCTACAAAATTTCCACTTTTCATAATCTTAATTTATTTTTGAATTAAACATTGTTGTTCTAAAAATCTCTTTCCAAGTAGGATTAAACTCCGAAAGACTTTCATTGTTTCCGCCTTTATAAAATCTTATTTCATCTTTGAATACAATAACAAGCAAGTTATATCCGTATCGGAACACAGGCGCAAACCCTTCATCTCCCATGTTCATTACATCTGATTGTTCTACCCACGGTTCGAAACCGATGCCTTCAAGACGATACCATGTTTGCTTACCGTTCGTTTTCACCCACAGGGCATAAGAACCCTGTATTGGCTGCATCTCAGGAACGAAGGAGAACATATACCGATCAGTTTTTACCGAAAACTCTTCCAACTGTTCGTCCGATTCTGAACATGAGGATACTGTTACCATTATCAGATAGGCTACGAATAGCCAACACGCAAATAAAAATACTTTTTCAAATTTCATAATCTTTAGTTTTTAAGTTGTTATTATTTCCTTTTGACATTACAAAGATAGGGTTTATTCTAATAGGTTGTATATTTCATTAACACCTTTTAAGAATAAAAATACTTTTTCAAATTTCATAACATTACTTATTTAATGGTTTCTTGCCGTTCTTGGCTACATAGTGCCAAAATTCGAAGCCCCTCTTAGTTCTGCGGAATATTAAAGAACCAGATATAAACATCCACCAGTTATTTCTATAGCTAAGTACATGTTGTAAGGTAATCGGGTATAAAAAATCTCCTTCTAAGGCCTTTAATTCTATTTGGAACTCTCTCCACAGTCCTAATTTCTTAAGATGTGCAATCTTTTCTTCTCTACTCAGTCCATTCTTTAATAATAGCTCATTTGTTCTCATAATTTTATATTTATTGTTGCAGCCCGAAGGCTACCTCGCTGTTAATTATTCGTTTATCTCTATGATCCATTGAATACCTAACCAGTCGTTTAGGTCTGTGCTCTTTTGCAATCTTGCATTTTCTTTTTTAATTTCCTCGGCTTTTTGCTTTGAAATTTGCTTTCCGTTTACGTAATACTCAGTCATAATCTTTAATTTTTAAATTGTTTGTTGCAAGGTTTCTAAAGATTCAAGCTTTATAGCTTCATTTAATCGGATACCGAACTTTCATTTAACCCTTTCGAGATACGTTTGCTTATTTTCTCGTCTTACGAATTTAATCTTTCAACCAGCTTTTTGCGTTTTAGTAAACTGGTGGGGTCTTTAGTTCCTTTCAACATTACAAAGATAGGGTTTATTCTAATAGGTTGTATATTTCATTAACACCTTTTAAGAATAAACCCTATTTTAGCTATTCTGTTAACAAGTCGTTAACTAATTAGGTCATTAGATAAAGATTCATTAACTATTCTTGCATATCCTCTTACATTGCCGTGTGCCTTGCATCTCCTGCGTGACCTCACCCAGCCCTCGGCACGGCTCATTATGTCGTTTATTTCTGACGCGTCACGTGTACGTACCTTACCGATGTCAAACCCCAGTGCTTCAATCAGTATGGCAGGGGCGCTTACATAATCTTGCTGCCTCAGGGCGGTATTGTCGGGGTCTACGCTATCGGGGTCATAGTTCTCAAAATACATTCTACGTTCAAGCTGATTCATTCGTTCCCAGTCATCGGGTACATACATATCCAAATATCGGGCGATAGTCTCGGTACGGGGGTCGGTCTCGAAATGTTCTTCTCTCCCTTTCTCCGCTATGACTTCTGCTTCGGGTGATAGTAACGTACTTGTTTTTGCAAAATACATCTGTACGGCTTCCGCCCATAACTGGTCTATGTATATTCCGAAGTCCTTCTCAAATATCTTGTGGGTGTTTTTATTTGCCCGACACCTGACGGGGAGAAAACGGCGACCGCCTGTTGCATCTTTAAGGAACTCGTCCTTATTGGTTGTTCCAAAGAAAACACACTGACGCGGGAAATTCTTCGTCACTCTACCATACGCAGGTCGGAAGCTGTCTTCGGTCTTCGTTATGAAGTTCTTCACCGCTTCAATTTCTGATCTTTTCATAGCTGACAGTTCGGCTACCTCTAATATCCAAGAGCCTTGCAATTGCTCGAATGCGTTCTTCCCGTCCATCGCTGACAGGCTATCTGAAAACCACCCGCGCCCCAATGACTTTAGGAATGTACTCTTCCCGGCCCCTTGGTCAGATTGAAGCACCAGCATACTATCGAATTTACACCCCTTCTGGAATATGCGCTTAACTGCGCCTACCAGCATTATACGGAATGCCTCACGGGTATAAATGTTATCCTCTGCACCCATTATATCGATAAGAGCAGTATCTACACGGGGCACACCGTCCCATTGCAATTTCGTTAGATAGTCCTGTATGGGGTGGAATGAGTTAACTTCGGCAGATAAGGCGATGGCATCATCTATCTTAGCACTACTCGCTATCCCGTACAGGTCTTCGATATGTTTGCGAACACCCGAGTAATCCACATCTTGAAAGTCGGTGGTGTTATCCTTCGGTCTCCAAGCGGGAACACGCGTTACCACCCGTCTCTCTTTAAATAGGTCACGGGCTATCAGGCCCTTTAGGATCGGGTCAGATTCGAATATAAGACCCAGGTTCTTAGCGCTCGGAATATACGCGCCTCTCTTGTCTGTTTCAAGCCCGGCCATAGCTTCGGCATAAGATTTCTCAGGCAAAGTATCCTGCGCCTGTTCAATTTCCAGTACTTCGTCAAAACTATCTATTACCTCGCCTGCTTTAACTGCCAGCAGTGACGCACGGTGTTCAGCTACCTTCACGTCCTTGTTAACAAGTTCATTCATAGCTTCGGTGCTTTTCTTCCGGTCTGTGCCCTTATCCATCTTACCAAACAAGTGCACACGTACAAGGTCATAGGCATTGAACACATGGTTTCCTTGTATAGGGTCATTGTTGTGATAAGAATAGGCGAACATGTCATCAAAGGTAAGCATACCGCCCGAAGTAGAACCCCCGGTGTATGTCCAGCGGTCGGGCTTATCTGTGGGTTCGTACACGTCCGATAGGTACTTTTCGATGGCTTCCGATACGGAATAGGCACGGCAAAAGTCACCTACTATACCTTCTTTCAGTGTGGGGTCTTGCTGTTCTTTCGCCAATGAACGGGCTTCTCCCTTCTCGTCCTTATGGTATGCCCACTCGGTTGTATCGTGCCAGTCCTCGTAATACCCTAGATACTTTTGCACGTCTAGCGGCTCATCGTTTATTTGCGAATAATCCACGAAATCGAAAGATACATCTCTGGAAACAGACGGGTAAAACATGCAGCGTTCGGGTTGGAACGTTGTACGGTCGTACAGGTCTATGCCTGTAAGCTCGGCCACCTTTCGGGAAATCGCTTCGTATTGTTCACTGTCTACAGGCTCGGACAGGGGCAGAATAACACGGTAGCGGTAAACATTAGCCTGTGGGTTATGCTTGTGGGTGCCATGGATTATACAAGCGCAATTGATAACTCCGTAGAACCTTTCGGGAAAATCAGCGTCCCCGAAGTCTATGTCTAAAGCTAGCAGCGAACGCTCGCCTACATTATTTTTGTTACGTCGGTTACCGAACAGCTCGCCGCCCATAAAGGCCCCGACGTCCTTAATGCTGCCCTGTTCGGATTTGCTCGCGCTTATAAATTCCCTGTAGGTTTCCTCTGTAACCTTCGCACTGGTGAACTTCTCTACAAGCTGTGCCCACGCGAAAGATTTGTTCTTCCACGCTGTGGACTTGGCACTAGTAGCCGTGGCAATTTTAAAAACCATTTTTCTTAATTCCATCTTTTTAATCTTTTTTGTAATAATCAGTTATATATCCTGCGGCTCTTAACGGAATGTTTGCAGCCCATTCAGGGGCGGTACACATAGCGTCAATCATTTGTTGCAATACTATTTCCTCTCTTCCATCTTTAGGTATCTCAGCAGCTATTTCATCATGAACATGCAATACTATATTGTATCCCAGATCGAACACTTTGAATATTGCATTCGCTAACAGGTCTCGGGAAATAGCCTGTATGATATTCTCGGTTAACTTACCGCCATAGGTATGTAGCTTAACCCATTTACCCGTTGTTTGGTCTTGTCCGAAGTACGATATATCCTGTACATCGAAATCACCGTTTACACCCTTAATCGTTCTCTGGCCTAACCGAGCGGAAGGGTAGAATAATTTCCGTCCAGAAGGCAGTTCAGTAGTCATGGCTCCGCTTTCCATTCTGAAAATGATGCTCGACTTCTCATCTATTTCAAATGTCTGTGGCTTTCTTGTTCCTATGCACTTTTTAGCTGCGCTTTCTAAAGATTTCCACAAAGATACTACTTTTTTGTTAGCTTCGCGCCATTTTGACAATATTTCAGGTTTTTCTTCTTCTGTTAACGCTTTTTTAATATCCATGGTAGTCAGCGCATTAACGCCCCCGCCATATCCCAAAGCTAACTCAGCTACTTTTCCGCGTTGCCTCAGCTCGTCCCCTTTATGAACGGGAACACCGAACATCTTACTGGCAGAAGCGCAATATATATCAGCCTTCGGGTCTTTGAACAAATCCAGCCGCCATTCCTCACCAGCCGCCCATGCAATAACGCGTGCCTCAATAGCCGAGAAGTCCGCCACAGAGAATGTAAACCCCTCAGGAGCGATAAACGTTGTGCGTATAAGCTGCGAAAGTATATGTGTAGGCTTGTCGTATATAACTTCCATCATATCCAGATCGTGCATCTTTGCCAAGTCTCGCGCCCCGTCCAAGTCTTCGATATGGTTTTGCGGTAGGTTCTGTAATTGAACCAAGCGCCCGGCCCATCGCCCCGTACGGTTTGCACCGTAATAACGGAATAGACCCCTTATTCGGTTGCCTCGTCCTGCACTTGCAAGGATTGCAGTATATTTGGCGTTCGATGTTTTACCCACCTCTTTGCGGAGGTCTATAACTTCCAATACTGCCTGTTTATCCTCGTCTGTTGCTGTCTCAGAAGCCTGTATTTCGTTTATTACGTTGTCTATGTTAGCCTTATTGAGAGAGGTTACAATAACGCCTGTACGGTCGTATATGAACTTTTTTAGTTGTGGCATAGATTTCAAAGAATCTATACCGTACTTATCGCGCGCCAAAGTCGCTAACCTCTCTTTATATTGCTCGTCCATTGATTGGGCGGCTGTGGCCAACTGCAAATCGGCTTTAATTCCATAGTCGTTAATACGCTGGTCTGCCGCATATATGCGCTGCTCCAATAATGGAAACTCAAAACGGGATAGTTTATTAAAAATTTCTCTTTCCGACAGTACGTCATATTTAAGGTACTCTTTAAATTCTTCCCATCCGTCCGGGTTGTGCTCGGGCAGGTTACGTGTGCGGCCTCCGTTTGTTTTTGTAGGTTTGCAAGGCATAGAAAAATAACGTATTAGGTTCTTTCCAGTGCCTAACTTCTTATCCTGCAAATCTAATATCTTTGACACGGCATCCAGTGAAGGCGGCATGCCGCAATATAAAGACATGTTAGCTGTGCAGAAGAAGCGCATAGGGCTTATGTCAAACCCATATTCACGCAAACAGATACGCTCAAACGTAGCGTTGTGTGCCACAATCGTTACATCCGTGTCTATTAGCACACTGCGGAACAAGTCATGAAACGCCTGTAGATCTTTGGTTACAGAAAGGTCTAATATTGATACCTCAGTGTCTGTATCAAACATATACCCACAAAGTAGTATTTCAAAATTCGGGTCTTCGCAGTACTTGTAGTTACCCGCTGTCTTTATGTCCGTTTCACTGAACGTCTCAAAATCTATGAATAAATTTCGCATAATTACTTGTTTTAACTGTTATTACTATTATAATGGCAAAGGTACGACAATGTTTTTAATAAACAAGAAAAAAGGCTACTAATCGCATTTATTTAACAATTAGTAGCCTTTAGACCTTTTATAAACCATGGTTGGGGTGGAAACCATATTTTATGTTTGCTTCCTCGCGCGCGGAGGCTGCTTCCTCGATGGTGTCAAAGATACCTAAATTTATACTTTTGTAGTTTACCATTATATTAGCCGAATATCTTAATTCGCCCTTGCGTGTGTATCTAAGGCTGACACCGATAACGCCCGTTTTGTTCGTCTTTACTAAACCCATGTTTCGCATATTGTTTATGCGGTCTACAATTCGGAGATTATCTAAGCGATTATTACCCCTGTCATGGTCTATGTGGTCTACCTCCCTGCTGGGGTCACATTCCCCCGTTGCGAGCAAAATGGCTATTCGGTGTACCAAATATCCCTTTCGGTTTATAAATACCATTCTGTAGCCGCTATTTCTGCAAAGTGTCCCGGCTTTGTCCCCAACTTTGACGCGCCTTGCGGTTCTCTTTTTCCAAAAGAGCTTCCCACTACTTGGCTCGTAGCGGAGAAGTTCATTTGCTCTTTCATACGTCAGCATATCAGTCCGCGAAAATAGGTGAATAGAAAATAAAGCCTCTTTTCTCGTTCAGAATAACGTACGTTTGTTGTGGTTCTTCGTATGCCAGCCCGTGACCCATTGCAAAGGCATCGTAGCCCTTCAAAGACCCATTTACACAAAACTCTTTAGCATATATGGACTGGTGGAAATGTCCCAGGAAAACCTTATCTACTTTAACCGTCTGATTTAGCTTTCCGAACCATCTAAGCATTGGTGGGAATAAACCTCCCACGCCCCCTGCGCTCTTAACTTGATGTCCGTGGCACATCAGAATTTTCCTACCGTATATATCGAGGTATGCAAATTCACTTTCGGGAATAATAAACTCAAATTTTGTTAATCCCATTAAAGTTAAGGTTTGCTCTATGTCCTTGTATAAAAAATACTCGAAGCTCATCTCGAAACCGTTATTAAACTGCATACGCTTCGTTGTTCTTGAATGATTTCCGCATATTCCGATAACGGTAATTTTGTTAACCTTTGGTAACTGGTCGTGCAGATACTTAAGCCCGGAAATAATCAGGCTCTTAACAAAGTTAACACCGCGCATTGGGGACATACTGTTTGTTTGTTCGAGTTCGGGGTGGATATAACCGCCTATCATGTCACCCAGCAAACCTATAACCAAATTATCTACAGGCTTTTTCTTTATCATGTAGGCAGCATTTGCGAAGAAATTAGTGATACGCTTTTCTGCAATATACTTGTCATACTCATTTTTGCCCAATACTGTAGAAGCCTTTACTACTTCGTCCGCGTGCCAGTCAGACGCGATAAGAAAGCCCGTGTTACCATCGTCAAGTGATGTCTTTGTCTTCGGTGCAATGTGAACCAGTTCGACGGGTGGCGCGTCCTTCTTCAAACCGATAATACCCTTTAGTTCCTCTTCGTTGTAATAGCTTTTAAGCTCTTCTATCAACGGGTCAGTCTCGGCTATGGGCTGTTGTACCCCCACGACTGTTTTACCCTCACGAGCTGCCCAGTATGCCTTGTTCACCTTATTATACTTCTTCAACGGTTTACCTGTTGCCTTTGAAATTCTAACACCTTCTGCGTTTACGTATGAATCATATTTTCCCATTTTTGCTTTTTATTTTTGGGCGGCTGTTACACCGCCCAGTTATTAATCTGTTTAAGTGATTCGTTAGTTGAATAAATCGTCGTTCTCGTCCTCGAAGTCGAAATCGTCAAGGCTTGTACCACCGTCTAATCTTCCATCGTCTTTGGTCTTTTGCACACCGTTCAAACCTACGCCTATACCGTACTTGCCCGTGAACTCATAAGGGTAAAATGATACGGCTACATTGCCCCAGCACCCACTGTACACCTCGTTAGGCTCGGTAATATACTGTTTCTTACCGTCAATCACGATAGGCGCGCCCTGCTTCTCTTTACGCTTTGCGTTGATAAAGTAGCAACCCTGATACTCCGCGCCTTCTTTTTCTTCGTCGCCGTCTCGGAGAGGGTTTGTCCACACTTTGGGGTTCTTACCGTTCAACTTCGGGTAACGGGCTTTCAACCCTTCAAATTCTTGTTCGATAGCTGCCTTAATCTTTGGAACCTCCGGGCTATCTTTCGGAATTAATAGGCATACACTGTAACTTGCTTCTCCTTGTCCGTTGACTTGTTGCGTTTCAAACAATCTAACATAACTCAATCTCACGTTCTTAATCATTGCTTTTGCCATAATAACTTTTTTTTATTGTTTTTGCCTTCTAATCGGTTCGGGCGTTCCGTTTTTAAATTGATAATGCAAATATAACGCTTTATCTGATATGTCGGTTCTTTCGTTAACTTCTTTTATGAATTTAGTTCTTCGAAGTCATCAATAGTAGGGCTTAGTGCCTCGCGTTTATCGCTTTCGGGGGCTAACGTTGGTAGCCCTTGTGGCTTGACTATCAGTCCGTCAAGTGTAGCTGCAAGCGGTTTCTTACCTACAAGCCGTTCAAGATCTCCGATGCCTTTCAATTTGATATTAGTTACGTCCTCGGATGAGAACCCGATAGCTTTTAGGCGTTCTATAGCCTTTTCTGTGTCATTTATGACACGTACCGAGCGACCCTCTACGAGTTTCCACCCCTTGACCTTTTCGCCCCGTGTAGCGGCTTGCATTGCGAAAGTCTTAACCGATGCCAGCCAGTCAGTGAACATATCGGACTTGCTTAGTATATCGCCTATCTCGTCAAGCGTTAACGCCTTGGTTTCTCCGTGGGTTTCAAACTCGTTAACCAGAGCCTCTTTCTGTGCACGGCATTGAGCTTTGAACTTACAGAACTTGCAGTGCGAACCTACAACTGTGTTACCCTGCCCTGCCCATGCCTTGTCAGCGGTCGGGCGTAATACATGGATCCCCCAGTGAGTCAAATCGCGTGCGGCCATCTCGAATACCGAGTAGTTACCTAATCTCACCTGTGCAATGTGCATTCTCACCGTTTCAATCTCGGCTTGCCTTTTCGGGCTTAGTGTTCGGAGTACACCTAAAGCGTACATCATTAACTGGCTGTTATCTTTTGCGTCCACCTGTACACCTTTGCCGTACTTCAAATCTATGATGTTTAGTACCTTCTCGCCTACTATATCACAGTCACAGCTACCAAAGCATTCGGGTACGTATGACGTTAGATCAAACTTTCTTTCTATGTGCATTTCTGCACCATTCTCTGTCTCGTACATGTCGCAAACATAGCATATATAGTCCGTTACGTACTTGTCCATTTCGGAACTGTAATACTTGTTTTCGGCTATGTGCTTGGGCGTTGGTAACTCGTCCAATAACGGTAAGTATTCACCTTTCAGATACATATCGAGCGCATATTCCGCAAGTTCATGCGCCACTGTCCCCTCTGCTGCTGCCGAACTTGTACTTTCGGGCAAGTTCTCTTCCAATCGTGCGGAAGGCGTGCAGTGCAGCCATCTGTGAGAACTGCTGGGAGAAAGTAGGGCGTGTTCCCTGTCTGAATGGTTTATTTGTTCACCCATGTTAATTGTTATAAGTGGTTAGACGTTGTTTTAACAAAGCATATTTAGCGGGTGCGATTTTCATAAGGGACGTGCCGCCAAATTCCTGAAAAATCCCTTGCACATCGTCACGTGACAGCTCGCCCGATTTAACGAGACCAATAACTAAATCTTGCATTTCCTTTGCCGTCGGCTCAGCATTTGCAGGTGTAGTTTCTACAGGTGCAGGTGTGGGGGCTTCTGTTTTCTCTCTCTTTGGTTCTACAGGTGCAGTTTCTATAGGTGCAGTTTCTATAGGTGCAGTTTTCTGTACTGCTTCTACAGGTGCAGGTGCAGGTGCTTCTGTTTTCTTTCTCTTTGGTTCTACAGTTACCTGTGGGGTGGGCGAGTACGCTGTTTTCTCTTCTTCTACGGGC